TATCATGCTACCTATGGTGATCAGTGCCAATAGAAGACTACATGAAATTGGTATGGGGATATTTTTCATAGGATTCATATATACCATCGTGAAGTATCATATATGGAATGTCTATCTTTGATGGCTTGCGGAAGAATACACCCATGACATCCCAAATATACCCCATATAGTAAAAAGCTTCACTGGTGCGCCCTAAGAAGGGCAAAGGATCGTATAGGAGATGGCAAAGGAAGCGCGGTCAGGGGGAACAACTCCCACATGCCGATGGTGCGATCAGACCGTGAACCCTGAGTCATGTTTCGCGGACATGGTGATAAAGGGAGATGATATGAAGTGGATATGCAATTGTGGGAAAGACGTGACTCAAGAATCCGAGTCTTTAATAGCGTCAAGCTCGTAGCCCATAGATTCCAGCAGGCACTCTACTTTGTAAATCGAAGGCTCTGCGATCTTTCTGCGCTCATAGTTTTCAATTGTACTTGTTCCGATGCCGGACATCATGGAGAGTTGTGGACGTGATAAACCCTGCTCTTTCCGTATGGCCATTAAAATATCGGCCCAATGGGTTTTTAGTTTCATACACGTCAATGTTTCAACTGATCTTCTTCCTCGAAGTCATCCAGGATATCTTCGTAGGTTGCTGATTCATCCCCCGCCATTATTCCCAGTGCCACAGTTAATAGTTTAGCCATAAGATAAGTCAAGACGGGAAATCCCATCGTAGTAACGCCGTATTCAATCGCTACGCGAAAAATGGCGATGGTTCTAGCCACATGAGAAATATCATATTCCTCAGACTCGGCAACTTTTCTGAGTCTGTTATAGAGTAGATCTAAATCATTCTCACTCATCGTTTCTAACCCTAGCATACATGGCCAACACATCTGCATCCTTGGGGGATTTTTCGGCGGTATCCACTAGGAATGCTATTTGCTGCGCCGGCGAGCGATGGTTTTCCTTGGCCATATCACCAAGCTTTTCCCAAGTGGGTACGGGAACGGCAACAGATTTGTATTTTTTAATGTCGGGCATTTTAATCTCCTTTAGGTTTGTGTCCGAAAGGTGGACAGATAGTTACCTTGTTTCGAGACAGCCATTCTTCTTCTTGTTCTTTATCACTGTCGTCGCTAGGCAAACCGTGCTTTGAAATCCATTTCTGCATTCTTTTTTGGTGGTTCTGGATTTTTATCCAGCTAGGTTTCTTTTTTCGCCAGCCGCTCATCTAAGCCATTCCCTCAATTCTTCACCCATGACCACGCTGGCAATATCCATTTTGCTTCGCAGAGCCTTCACAATTCTTTCATCAATCGTGTTTTCTGCAATTAGATCGATGTACGTAACGTGGTTCGCTTGGCCGATCCGATGCGCCCGGTCTTCGGATTGCATACGCACAGCCAGGTCGAAGCTGTTGGCGAAATAGATCACGGTTTGGGCTGCGGTTAGCGTGATGCCGTAGCCGCCTGTCTGTGGATTGCCGACGAAGAACCTGGCATCGCCTTCTTGAAACTGCTCTATGGCGCTGGTTCTTTCGTCATCAGACGTGTCGCCGAAATAAGTAACCGTGGACCGTGGACCGTACTCCTTGGCAAGAGCGGCTGCAATTCGCTTTACGTCATACCGGAAGCGCGACCAGATAATGACTTTACCTTCGACTTCCTCGAGACAGGATATCAGTTCTTTGAGTCTGTTATCGTCTACCTCAATGAATTCCCCGCTGTCTGTTTTGGTGTGTCCCGATAGGACTTGCTGCATTCGCAACAACTGGGTCATGACATTGGGAGTGGTCATGAAGTCATGCTCGCCAATCTGAGCCAGGGCGAATTCTTTAAGCTCTGCGTATATTCTGGATTGATCTTGGGTTAGCGCCACATCTCTTCGGGTATATATTTTCGCTGGCAAATCCAAGCACTCTTCTTTCATGACGCGGCTGGAGAAGTCTTTAAGCATAGTGGATAGTTGCTCAAGATTCCGATATCCGACGATCTGATTGAAGGAATGCGAGCCGACATTACGTTTCTTCATGACGGCGTAGCGGTATTGAAACTGGAAGAAGTTGTCGCCGCAATCTCCAAGAAGTGTCTTATCGAGAAACCGGCATTGCGCCCACAGGTCCATGGGGCTTTGGGTTACGGGAAAGCCAGTCAGGATGCGTCTGTACTTCGCAAGCGGCGCCAGGTTGATCAAAGCTTTAGTACGGCGCGCCTTGGGGGATTTTATTGCTGTCGATTCATCCACGGTCAAGAGAGCTCTTGAATGATCCAAGAAGGTGGTGAGGAAGCGTCGGCCTTTCGATGTCGAAAGCGCTTCGACATTCATAATGAATATTTTTAGGCTTTCGGATGGTTCCAGTATTTCAAGCAACTCTTCCTTGTGCTTTTTTGTTGGGGAAGGTGTCCATACAACCAGATCATATTTAACACGATCTGGCATATGGGCTGGTATTTCCAGACGCGCCCAGTTTCTGTAAACGCCCTTGGGCGCCACGACCACGAAAGCATCTATCTCTTTTCGTTCATAGAGAAGAGCGGCATTGTCGATGCAGACCTTACTTTTTCCCGTACCCATCTCCATGAAGTAAGCCCATACTCTCTTGTTCCAAGAAGCTTCGAGAGCGTCTTCTTGGTGCTGGTATGGCGTGGTCTTGAACAGATATTTTATGACGCTTCCCCATTGATCGGTTTGATCACGAGATCTTCCGCCAAGGGCGCCGCCACTAGAATTCTATGTCTTTTCTCAAATCGGGAGCTAACAAGCAAAAGGTTCTTCTGGCGCAAAGCCTCAACCTGTTGCACGGTTAGATTACTCAGACGTTCCCACACTATTCTGAAATCCGATCCGCGTACCGGCGGGCGATCACAGCGGGCGATGGGAATCCAGTTTGAATCTTTAGCGCCATGAACCATGGGACGAGTATATCCCATCAAAAATATATTGCAATGGGAAATCATCTGCTTTATAACTTCAGAGAGAAAGGAGAAAGCGAGTGGCCGGCACCGTCTTCATCACACAAGAGAACCCCAAGGTAGACACTCTCTCGGCGAGAGATTGGGGTCACCTCGATCCTCTTACATCTCCTTTCGACCAGGTTCATTTGAATCCTGGGCGTATCGTTTCCCAGTTGCGGCGCAAGCTTCGTCATTACGGTGATGAGGATTGGCTATTGGCATTGGGAGATCCGGCCATTATAGGCATTGCATTCGCAATAGCTTCGGAATCCAACTCTGGACGTGTCAATCTTCTGAAATGGGATAAGAGAGAGAAGACCTATTATCCTGTTCAGATTACAATACGTGGCGGAATTGGAGAATTTGAAACCTGACGAGGGAGTACGTTGATGAGTGACGTTTGGGAAGAAATTACCGCTGATGCATCGGCCTTTGAGGGATTGACCAAGGAAGCTGGAACAGAACTTTCGGGTTTGATTCGCAGGGCAACTGAAATCAACAAAGAGATTTCCAGCCTAGAGGGTAAGTTGAGCGATAAGAAGAAGACCCGCGACAAGTATCTGTTTGATCTGATACCTAACCAGATGAGAGAGATCGGCCTCGACAAGGTCGAAGTGGATGGCAACACAGTCAGCCTATCTACTTTTGTATCTGGAACGATGCCAAAAGACCCACTGCAAAAGGAAATAGCCTTACAGCATCTGACGGATATCGGTTGTTCTGATTTTATCAAGAACGATGTTGTAATAAGATTTGGTGTGACCCAACACAATGAGGCCAAGTCTCTTCAATCCGAGTTGGATGATAAGGGATTAAACACGACATCCAAGACGTGGGTGGAACCGATGACCTTAAAAAAGTTGATACGTGAACGAGTAGAGAATTCTCAGGAGATCGATCTTGAGATGTTTAACGCGAACCTTGGAACGATAGCAAAGATCAAGAAAGGATCATGAACGATGGCTAAAACAAATGGAGCATTAGAGAAGGCGTTTGCCGAAGACAGTGGGGCTGGGTTTGAGGACGTTACTCAATCTGACGTTCAGATTCCCTTCCTCCGAATCATTCAAGCATTATCTCCTCAGTTGAAGAAAAAGGAGCCGCTTCTTTTCATAGAAGGCGCATCTCAGGGGGATATCTTCAACACGGTCACCAAGCAGTACTGGGTCGGGGATAAAGGCGTGGCTGTCATCCCAGTACATTTCCAACATAAGTTGAATGAATGGGTTCCGAGATCCCAAGGTGGAGGTTTCGTTCGGGAGTTATCGGCCACCTCTGAAGAAGTGCGCAAGGCTGTACGGGACAAGGATGTCGGCATGGAAGTTCTGGAGAACGGCAATGAGTTGGTTCGGACGGCCACGCATTATGTGAAAATCGTGCATGAGGATGGATCTCTGGAAAGCGCGATGCTCGACATGAAGAAGACACAATTGAAAAAGTCCCGTCTTTGGTTGAGCATGATGACGATGCAAAAGCATAACGGTGCGACATTACCCAGCTTTGCTAATATGTATCGTCTGAAGTCAGTCGAGGAAGACAATGACCGAGGATCATGGCATTCATGGTCTATATCTCTCGAAGGGCCGGTTCCATCAATGGAGGTTTACACAGAAGCCAAGGAGATGCATGGCACGATTGGCCGTGGAGAATTGAGGATTGCGCCGCCGCCTCCTGAACAATTGACCGTCAATCCAGATCCTGACGACAGCATCCCATTCTAGAGGAGGTTGAATCCCCCGTGTAATGCGGGGGATTCCTTCGCTATGGGTACGCAAGAGAAGCGCTTTTTTGATCTTTTTAACGGTCATACCGGAGCGCATGGGCAAACATCTATTCTGAACACGCAGCGGCGCGGCAAGCAAGAAGCTGATTATATAATCATCCGCGAGCCGTTGACCGTGGAGCTTGTGCGCGAGCATCTGGACGGCAAGCGTGGCGTAGGAACTATTCCTATCGATGAAACGAACATGTGTTCGTATGGAGCCATCGATATCGATGATTATGATTTAGATCTTGCGGCTCTTTATTCCAAAGTCATTAGACTAAAACTCCCCCTCATTACATGTCGCTCTAAATCAGGCGGCGCTCATTTATACCTGTTCATGTCCGAGAAAATTGCGGCATCGGAGATGCGCGATAAACTGGCGGAATTTGCGGCGGCGCTTGGCTGGGGTACATGCGAGATATTCCCTAAACAAGAAATACTCCTCGCGGATCGGGGGGATGTCGGTAGCTTTATTAACCTACCGTACTTCGGCGAATACACGACACGTTATGCGCTGACTGAAAACAACGGCAGTCTGAGCCTTGATGAGTTTTTAGATAAGGCGGAAGACGCAAAGATATCCTTAAAGGATCTTGCCTCGATCTCTATTGGTGGTGATGCAACAGTTCTCCCGCAAGGACCACCTTGTCTACAGCAGATAACAGAATTGGGTATTCCGGAAGGTGGAAGAAACAACACGCTTTTGAATGTAGGCATCTATTACAAGATGGTCGATTCGGAGAGTTGGAAGGAACTCTTGGAAAAGCATAACCAAGAATATTGCATTCCTTCCCTGCCAGCTAAAGAGATCGTCAAGATTCAAGAACAGTTGGAGAGGAAGGATTATTACTACACATGCAAACAGGAACCCCTGCATTCCCATTGTAACAAAGCGCTTTGCAAGACGAGAAAATACGGTGTCGGCAATGGCGAGACGGCGCCCACACTGAGTGGATTGACTGTTGTGGAATCTGAGCCGCCCGTGTGGTTTCTGGATGTTAATGGTATGCGCTTGGAGTTATCGACCAAGCAGCTACAGATGCAAGTAGAGTTTCAACGTGCGTGCATGGAACAGATATACAAGATGCCGGCAAAGATGAAGGAGGGCGATTGGCGTGATCTGGTAGATGTAATGCTCGACAGCGCGACACGCATTTCGGTCCCAGAGGAGTTAACGCAGAAGGGACAGTTCCTGGAACTACTGGAACAATTCTGTGCGGGAAGATTCCAAGCGCACAGCCCAGAGGAGTTGATTACGGGCAAGCCTTGGACAGAGGACGGCATTACGTATTTCAAACTCGGCGCCCTACAGGAGTTTTTGAAACGCAGTAATTTTTTGGTCTATACACGCGGACAGATAACGGAGCGGCTCAAGGAACTGAACAGTGGCAAGATATCCGACAAGAGGTATTCGTTCATGGATGATCAGGGTAAACAAATAGCTATCCGAGTGTGGTTTGTTCCAGAGATGAAGCGTGGGGATGTGGAACTTCCTGACGTTACTTTCGAGCCAGAGGATGTTCCGTTCTGACTGAAACCACAACATACATGGGACCACCCGGCTGCGGTAAAACGCAAACCGTCTCCAACCTGGTACGAAACTGTATCGAGGACGGAATCCCCCCAGAGCGCATCGCCTGTGTGTCGTTTACCAGGAAAGCCGCAGCGGAAAGCCGGCAACGTGTGTGCAAGGACTGGGGGATAGAGGAAGACATGCTTCCTAATTTCCAAACGCTTCACTCCATAGCGTTTCGGGAAGGAGGGTTTACGACCAGGGATGTTATTCGGTCAAGTGAATTGAAAGAGATAGGGGACCAAATTGGTCTTATATTCGGAAAGAGCAAGAGCAACAGGGCAGAGAGCGATTTTGATCAAGTAGGTTTGGCGGAAGGGGATCAACTTCTCGGCGTTTATTATCTGGCGCGGAATAAAAGGATATCGCTTGAGGAAACTTTTGCAAAACACGCTCACCCTGATATGTCGTGGTCTGTACTCAAGCGTCTCGTAAACGCCTATGAGGATTTCAAGCGCGTCAGACACAAGATAGACTTTACGGACATGATTGAGCAGTTCGTAGAACGCGCAATGCCCTTGGACATTGATGCTCTGTTCGTTGACGAGGCCCAGGATCTCTCCACCCTGCAATGGGAGATGATTAATATCTTACAGAAACAACCCAGAATCGTGGTTTTTGTTGGGGATGACGATCAAGCCATCATGGATTTCCAGGGTGCGGATGTGCAAGCGTTCCAGAATGCATCGCCTAATAAGATAGTTCTGCACCAATCCCACAGAGTACCTCGTTTGATATGGAAAGAAGCGCAGACCATAGTCCGTAGGATCGAGGGCCGCGAACCAAAGGTCTGGTATCCGACAGAGCAAGAAGGTCGTATCCAGTGGCATCAAAACGTATTGGATGTCCCTTTGCATTCCGGCAATTGGACAATCATGGCTCGAACCAACCGCTTGGTATCGGCATATGCCAAGATGCTGCGGGATGAAGGTTTTGTATATAGCCGAAAAGGTCATCCCAGCATTGCGCCCAAGACCTACGATGCGATGATGGATTGGGAGTCATGGACGAGGGGCGAATCCTTGTCGGGACCGCAGATCCGCAATGTTTATTCCTATATGAACAACGCATACGAGAAGGGCTATGGACCACGGTCCAAGAACCTTCAAGCGTTGACTGAGGATGATTTGATCACGATGGATGAAGCCATGGGTACACTGGGCTTGCTGCGCGATAAAGAATTGAGATGGCATGAGGCTTTGGATAAGATTGATCTTGAAACCAAGACATATGTTCTTAACGCTCTCAAGCGCGGTGAAAATGTAAAGCATCCCCGTATAAACCTTAGTACGATCCACGGCATGAAGGGCGGCGAGTGCGACAATGTGTTAGTAGTTCCTGATCTCTCTTATGCGGCGGCTGGAAAGCTAAAGAGAGGAGGGAATGTGGAGCATAGGGTGTTTTATGTCGCGGTCACACGGGCAAAGAAAGAACTCCATGTTATGGCACCTATGACAAATCAGTATTACGACTTATGACAATAGATTCTTTACTGAAGACAATAGGAAATCTTCTCAACGGACCCAGAGCAAAGTCTCATGGTAATTTTGTGGATCTCCATGAGCGTGTGGCGGAACTGTGGACGCCCGTACTTAAAAACGGACCAGTAACCGCTGACAAAGTGGCTTTGTGCATGGCACTTTTGAAAGTCGCCAGGGACGAGGTTGGTGAGTTCAACGAGGACGATTGCATCGATGGCGCGGCCTACATGGCTCTATGGGCATTGCTCGTAGCTCATAGGAACAAGACAAGTGATTGAGGATATCTTTGACGAAACGATTTGGACGCCACCAGACTCTCTTCCAGACCTTTCTTCCGAAAAGCTCATAGCCATAGATGTGGAAACCCGCGACCCAAACCTGAAGACGTTAGGACCGGGTTGGGCGAGGAACGATGGGGAACTGATCGGCATTGCGGTTGCTGCGCAGGGTTGGCATTCCTATCTCCCTATTGGGCATTGGGGTCGTGGCAACATGGCCAAGGATTTGATCGTCCGTTGGATGAAGGATCAACTGAAGCATGGCATGGATGTTGTCTTCCACAATGCGCAGTACGACCTTGGATGGCTTCTGACGGAGGGGATAGAAATAAAAGGCCGCATACTCGATACGATGATCGCGGCGCCGCTACTCGATGAAAACAGGTTCAGCTATTCTCTTAACGCCTTATCTGCCACGTATCTGGGAGAGCGCAAGCAGGAACAAGATCTAAGGCGAGCCGCAGGCCAGCATGGTGTGGATGCCAAGGCAGAGATGTGGAAGCTGCCGGCGGCACGAGTAGCTCTATACGCGGAAACAGATGCACGTCTGACATTCGGATTATGGGATATCCTCCATAAGAAGCTGTTGGATGACGGATGCTCGAAAATATTGGAGATGGAGCTTTCCCTTTTGCCTATCGTATTTGAGATGCGGCGCCGTGGCGTAAGGGTGGATGTGGAAAAAGCTAATGAAGTGAAGGATATTCTCACCAAGAAAGAGAATGTTCTACTCAAAGAAGTTCACGATGAAACCGGGGTTGACCTCGAACCTTGGAACTCAAAGAGTTTACAAGCGGTCTTTGATAAATTGGGTCTGAAATATGAGAAAACATCCAAAACAGAAGCCGCCAAGTTTACCAAGCATTTTCTCAAGACCCATAAGCATCCGGTTGCCAAGAAGATACTTGAGATCAGAGAGTTCAACAAAGCGAATACGACCTTTGTTGATACCATTCTTCACCATCAGCACAATGGCCGTATTCATTGCCAGTTTAACCAGTTGCGCTCAGATGACGGTGGGACTGTGTCTGGACGATTCTCCTCCAGCCATCCTAATTTGCAGCAAGTTCCCGCTCGACACCCTGTGATCAAAGAAATGATCAGGGGTTTATTTCTTCCAGAAGAGGGATGCCAATGGGGGAGTTTCGACTACAGCGCACAGGAACCTCGATGGCTAATGCATTATGCATCCCTGACACCGGCAACAAAGAACAACGAGAAAGTCAAGGAGATCGTCGCTCGCTACCAATCGGACACTCTGGATTTCCACCAGATGGTTGCAGATTTGGCCGATATCGACCGTCCACGGGCCAAGACAATAAACTTAGGCATCATGTATGGAATGGGTCTTAAAAAGCTGGCATCCGTACTGGGAGACATCCCATTTGAAGAAGCCAAGGCGCTAAGGGCGGAATATGATGAAAAAGTGCCGTTTATCGCTGATCTTGCGGCGGCTGTGATGGGCGTAGCATCGCACAGAGCCGTCATACAGACCTTAATGGGCCGTAAATGCAGGTTCCCGATGCGCGAAAAGAACGCTTTCAACACATTTTTCAAACCCATACATGTCGATACTCTCGAGCAGAATTGGCGGGAGATCATGGCGATGCCCTTGGAAGAGCGGCCTACAGAATGGCAGTTTAAGAATCCAACCCTACACAGGGTCGCGTTTACCTATAAATCGCTTAACAGACTGATCCAAGCTTCAAGTGCGGATCAGACCAAGGCCGCCATGAAAGCGTGCGTTGACCACGGACATTGGCCCATGCTTACCGTTCATGATGAGTTATGCTTTTCGATTGAAAGCGATGATCAGGTCAAAGAGATCAAGCATCTGATGGAGAATTGCGTTCCAGGGTTATGCATTCCATCTAGAATTGATGCTGGACTTGGAGCGACGTGGGGATCCGCTAAGTAAGTTGTTGAGGATATCGACTGGCTAAATATTTTTCAGCTTGTGCTAGGGTCACGCCAGTCGCATCGGCTAATCGCTGAGCGTCATAGAAAGATGATGTGGCATCCTCTAGAGTCTCAGTCGCCGTTGGCGGAACCTGTAATCCGATATCTACCGATGGTATCGGTGGTAAGGAAATTCCGGGACCGAGGTTTGAAGGCCGTCCGCCGTATACAGTTTCTTGGCCTTGAACGGCACCGGTGTCCGCTGCCGGCGGCGCAGCTTCTACAGCCTCAGCCTGATCGAATTGATCGCCTATATACCCTGTAAAGCTAAGGTCACTCAAGCCAAGGGGGTCTCGGCTGAACCCCATTTCCTGGCTAACGTCTCCCGTCACCTCCCCCAGTGTTGTACCCAAAGCTTGTTCCGCAAGTCCCATAAGCCCAAGCGATGGTTGTTCGGGATTAGTCAATCCATACGCTAGGGTCATTGCCGTTGCGGGTAATGATAAAGCGGGACTTAGCATACCAAGCCCTGTCGTGCCTAAACCCAGAACAGCCGTTCCAAGAGGAGATTCGGGATCACC